TTTTCTTTCTGTGTTAATAATAGTCAAATCTGACCAAGGTGGCTTATTTATGCTGAAATTTGAACTTTTTCCATTTTTAAATTTTCTGTTTGTTGTGTCAATAATGAGCGCTTTTGAGATTCGATTGTTCCCAAATTGTTCCCAAATCACGAAATAATGTGTTTTCTTTTTTCAATGACTTGCTTTGCTTCTTCCTCACTTGCCGTGACATATCCAAGCGTTGTCGTTTCACTCTTATGACCCATAAGCTTCTGGACTGCCTTTTTATTGTTCCTGGAATCATTGTACAGTTCGGTAGCAAACAGATGTCGAGGCATATAGAGGGTAATTCGAGGCACGTCATATTTCTTTGGAATCTTGTTCATGAAAGTACATAGAACGTCAATTTCGTAAGGTAAACCGTCTAGATCAAGGAATAACGGTTCCTGGTTCTGTGGCTTCTTTTCAAGAAGGTCTTCCAGAATTGGAACTAGATCGGACGCAATTGGAATAGTTCTGACAGAATCTTCAGTTTTTGTAGTAATGAACTTGCGCGTGTCTTTTGAGGTAGAACCGACAGAACGTGACACATTGATTTCCATAGCATCAAGATCCACGTCAGATCTGTGGAGCGCAAACACTTCTTGCGGTCTCATACCCGTGTAAACTTCAATTTGAATTCCGTACCACAAATCTGTTGCACGGTGTCTCCCACTCTTGGAACTGCTCCCACAAATCAGCAGTGCGTTCAGAAATGTTTTGATCTCGTCAAACGTGCAGCGCACATCGCGCTTCTTTGTAGGAACCTTTGTTTTTGGAAGCTTGACGAGCAGACTTTTGTCCGTGACGTTAATATCTTTGATAGCTGCTGCTAAAAATATCTGATGCCATATAGATTTGGCTCGCTTGACTGCATCCGCTGCATGATCGCCCGCATACTTGACCAGTGTTCGATTCACATCTTCGGTTGTCACTTCCAGGATGTTTTTTATTTTCAGTCTGTCTGGCATCATTGCGTTGTATATAGCGTTGTGTTTCTTTGCAGTCTTTATCGAATCAACAAGCAGTTCTAACGATGTCTGATAGCACTCATCAACGGTGCAGTCTATCACTTCAATGTTATTTGTTTTGATGGTTTCTTCGAAATCATTTCTGCACTTGATGGCTTGCTGCATACAGATCTTGTTTAATGGGTAGTCCGAGTAAAAGAAACGTCCGATTTCCTTGAGCTTTCTTTTTCCTCTGGAATCATATACTCCAACCTTCACTTGAAGGTAAGGCCCTTTAATTGAAGATTCTCTTTCATAGATGCATCTTTCGTGTTTTAAAACTGTTTTCTGTTTAGCTTGCTTGGCATTTGCGCCATTGGTACTGTTCTGTGCATTCTTTTTCATTGTGTTTTAGTCTCCTTTTATTTTTCAATCATGTAGCTTTTTCAACATGAAATTGATAAAATGGAGACGTGTTATGTTTTGTTCATTTGCCAAATTGAATTTTTAAAATAACACGTCTCGGAGTGATGCGCCAACATCGCTCCATTTTTTTTATTTATCTCTTGTCCGTTTTTCTCTTGTCTTTGCCACCAATTTGCCACTGATTTTCCACTTTCCATATCGTGGCCATATAATTCCCATATCACCCCCATATCAGCCCCATTTCTACCCATTGACTTTTTTAGACAAGTTACTTACTAAACTTGGTTACTAAGCTTACTAAGGTTACTAAGGTTACTGAGCTTACTAAGGTGATTTTAGACAGTTCTGCATAGCAAACGATACATTTTGTACCAATTTATACGTTGGAAAGGCTATTTCAATCATTTATTTCTAATAATGTACAAATTGCAGTTTGCATTGATTCGCTTGCTTGTCTATAAGCTTTAATAATTTTCACCTCTTTATCATTCAGCATAATTGGTGTGTCAACCAACCCCATAATATAAGAAGGTCTAACTTCAAATATTTTTGCTAGCTTTTCGATGGTATCTCTTTTTAAATTTACAATTTCTCCTCTTTCGTACTTAGCAATTGCTGATTTCTGTACTCCAATCATTTCCCCTAGTTGCTCTTGTGTAAGATGTCTGTCTTTTCTGAGCTTTTTTATAATTTCTCCGGTGCTTTCTGTGTCAATACTATTCATATCTGTTCTCCTTCTGTATCAATAATACATTAAAATTTCCTAAAAATATATTTTTTAATAAAAAAATTTCTTAAAAATATAATTTTATTATTGTAAAAGCCGAAAATTAGTGTAATATTGAAAGTGTCTTAAAAAGACTCTAGAAAAGGAGGGCTCAGGATGAATAAAAACCTATTCAGGTCAGTGATGATTGAACACGGTGATAATTATGATTCTTTGTCAAAAGCAATGCAGATTACAACTTCTGCGCTTTGTAACAAAATCAATGAGAAAACTGGAAATGGTTTTACACAACCGGAAATTCTTGCAATTAAAAAGAGATATAATTTATCTCCGAGTCAAATCGATGGAATTTTTTTTAGTATAGAAGTGTCCTAGAAAGACACATAAATTTCTCCCTTGAAGTCTAGGCACAAAAATACAGTGCGAAATCTCTACTCATAAGAAATCGTTTCCCCCAATGATTTTGAAAAAGTGTCAAACTATTTACTCACGAAAGGATGGCTATAGTCTCCTGAAAAGTAATAACGCGGTTCTTACAAATCTGTATATTGTGGCCATCCTGGATCACTGTTACTTAGGCAGTACAGCATGGAAATTGATCATTTTCTGAATATTCTCGGTTAGCGCTGTGACCGATTGTGCCTAGTCTCCAGGGGAGAAAAAAAAGAAAAGTTCAAAGGCAAATGAACAAACAAAAAAAAGAAAAGTAGAAAAAAAACTAATCGAAATTGGATTGAAAAAAGGATTAAGAAAAAATGGCGAAAGAGGCAAAAGAGGCAAAAGAAAGAAAATTGAAGCCATCTGAGGACAAGCATCAAATCTGCAAGGATTTATGTTTCACTCTAGCTCAAATGAAAAGATTTGGCGATCTGATAGCAATTGAGCTTGATGAAGGCAAAGGAAAAGAAGATTTTGACCGAGTCCAATTCACGTTCGAAGGAGGCAAACTTCGAATCGGCTACTGTAAGAAGTGCAACGGATTTGAACTGATCAGGCAAATCGTAACATATGCCAATATTTTCTAAAAAAAGAAAGAAGGAGGATGAAAGGAAAGAAATGAGAATTTCAAAATTAAGCAGACCTACAGAAGTTGCGTATGATGTGGCCGAAATCGAAAAGGTTGCAGATGCTCAAGAATATCTCAGAAACACTGTCGATGATGTGGACAAGATTGCTCAGCTTGCTGAGGAAGCGTCAGAACTTGCACAGGCTTGTGTAAAGTGGCTGAGAGTTCTAAAAGGAACGAACTACGCTCCAATGTCGGTAGACCAGGCGCTTGACCACATCTATGAAGAATTTACGGATGTGCTGGTCGCTTCCAAAGTGGCTGGAATTTATTCAAGCTTCGGAATCGAAAGCTACAAGACGCTGAGATGGAAAGAACGCATCAGTGAGAATCTGGAGGAAGGAACAGATGATCCAAGAAGGTAGCAAATCATTGTTCGTTGTGACATGCCTGGGAGTCTTCTCAGGAACTCACGAAGAACTGAGAAAGAAAGCCTGTTCTCTTGCATTAGAGTATGGTGTTTACAAGTGTCAGCATCAGAATGAGGAGACAGTTCCGGTTGATATCGTAGACAAGCTTGAGGCAAGCAATACGATTTATCGTTCTATTCAGATTGCTGAAAGCAAAAAGTCTGAAAGAAAAAAGTCTGAAAGCAATTAGGAATCAAGGCAAAAACAGTCATCTTCTGTAAACCTGGAGCAACTGCTTCAGATAATTAAAAAACAGTTTAAGAAACTGAATGGCTGCATTGGTGGTCATCGATGCCATAGAAGAAACATTCCATTAATAAACATTTCACAACTCACACTTTCTTCTATTTGGCCACATACAGCAGCTGTTACTCGCGAAAGGCGGACAGCTAACAATCGCCTGGATCATTATGTTAAATAATCCAAAAGAAGTTGGAACTCACTCTATTTATGTTATCCGTTTACTTTGGACATATAAAAAACCAAAAAGATTGTTACAAAACGTATGAAGTGATTGCTCCAGGCTTTCAGAAGATGAATGTGTTAGCAAAGTTTAAGAGATTGGAAAGGAAAGGAGAAAGAAATCATATGGTGAAAGATAACGGAGAATTCTGTGTTGTCGATCTCAAAACAAAGAAAACAGTTTTCTGCGGAGTAACGGCCGAAACCATAAAGAATGCATTCGGTCTGTGCAAAGCAACTAGGTACAAGCTTCCGAAATACAAAAGTGATTCAGTGGTTATCAAGAGAAGATACAAATGCACTAGAATCTCGGAGGATTACATTCCAGGATTCAATTCCGCGAGGAAACAGATCTACAAAGACACACCAGTGTCTCGAATCGACAAAGGCAAGGCACATGCATTGAGGGATGCCGGATGGTCTCTAGCGATGATTGCAGATGAATTTTCGACAAATGAAAGAATCATCAGCAAGGCGCTTGAACTCGTCTAGAAAGATACGAGGTCAAGAAGATCATGAAAGATGAAATGTTTCTTACATTGAAGAACCAAAAAGAAAGAATGGCCTTTGTTGAAAACAACGATAACTGGACATTGTTCGATAACAATTCAGATTTGCTTGAGATGCGCTGTTTGCTCGTTGGAGAACAAACATTTGTTCGAATGATGGTGTATGAACAGGAGTTTCCTTGGTGTGATAAAAGTATTACAAATACGAAGAAAAATCCACCAAAGTGGACAAGACTGGATCAGTTTGAAATCAGAGAAGACGAGGAACATGCTAAATACCTTGTGAGAGTTACAAATACAGAGCTGTGTGATGCACTTGCAAAGTATCAAAGAAAATTGAGAAAGGAGATGCAGCAATGAACTATTTCAAACAGGTTGCAGAGATGCTAGGAGTTGAATTTAAGGAAGAATTCAAAGTTAAATGGAAAAGCGGTATTAACTTTACAGATTCAAAGTATTGTTTAACAGAAAAAGGGCTTAATGAAGTTGGTACTACCTGGTTCGCTCACGGAATTTTTGCAGATATTCTGAGCGGAAAAGCTGAAATTGTGAAACTTCCATGGAAGCCTAAAGAAGGAAAAGAGTATTGGTACTACTCAGAAGCGTGGAAACAAGGAATTTCTACTAAGTGGGAAAGTGGAATTCAAGACTTGTTTTTTTGGAAAGTAGGCAACTGCTTCAGGACAAAGGAAGAAGCTGATGCAAAAGGCAAAGAAATCATTGAGCAAATCAGAAAGGAGTTTGAGGAATCATGACAGAATTACATGAATCATTCAAAGAGGTGATGGAAGCTAATGATGATTTTCTAAGAAAACTCCAGGATTTTAAAGAGTGCAGAGGAGATTGTGGAAACGAAATGTTGATGGAAATAATTATCATGCATTTGTTTTTTTGCCATATGAGGCTCTGTGATGCATTGCAGCAATGGGCAGATTGTGGTTTTCCAGTCAAAGAGACAGACACAGGAATTTTTGAATTAGTAAAGGAAGATTAGAAACCATGAAAGGAATGCATGAGTTATTGAAAAATGTTTTCAAGGACATTAACAAAGTGAAGAAAACTCTCCGAAGTAAAAAATACTGCTTTGATGAATGTAATGATGAAAAAATCAAAAAAATATTTCTATTGGCTTTAAAAGCAGATCTTTTTCAACTATCCAAATCACTCGATTTTTGGATAGATCATGGACTCCCAATGGAAGAAACAGATGAAGCAAAGTTGCTTTAGAAAAAGAGGAGAATAGAGAAACATGCCAGGATTTGAAAATGAAAGGCTGGTCAAGCTCAAAGAAACAACAATTAAAGAAAATATTGTTACAGGAAACTATGAACTGTGCTTCAAATTTGAACTAGATGCTTGCTATAAGGAAATGTTAGTTGAACATAATGCTTTGGCAAATAATGGTTTCTTCCAAAACGTTTCGTTGCTTGTTTCACAGCTTGTTGAGAGTGAGATTCATAGGGCTTCTGCTTTTTCAAAGGCAGTGTACGATGTGGCTTATAAACTAGCCGAAGAAATGGAGAATAAAACAGATGGCTAATGAAAGATATGATGTGTCAGATCTAGCGCTTGAAAAGCCTGAAGACATGTACAAGCTTCTCTCAACAAATGAGACTGCTGCACGTCTTCACACAACAAGGAAGAAAGTTGGATGGTTTAGAAAGTATGGCTTGCTACCTACACGAAAGCTAGGCAAGGCACATGTAATTACAGTTAAAGAATTATGTGAGTTCCTGGAATTGACAAAGGATGCTGATCTAGGAACCGAAGGAGACATCATCACGTTTGCCAACAGCATGATGAAGATTGGAAGACTTGGAAATAAAAAAAGGATTAGTTGAGGCAACAACTAATCCGAGATTGGATTGGATTAAGAAATCCAATTACATTTTACCACCAGGAGAGGAAAAATGTATATGGGAAAAGTTATCAAAAGGCATCTGCGAACAGAAATACAGTTGCCTTTGGCAGCTCTCACAGCAGTGAGCTGCTTATACTGCATAGGCTCGGAAAGCACATCAGTTGTTCTTGTGTCATTCATTTTGGCACTTGCTGGAATGTATGTGCTGGCGAAATATTCAAAATAATAGGAAAAGGAGAATAGAAAATGATTAAGGCAGAAAATGGAACATGTGCCGTTGAAGGTTTCCAAAATGTTTTGTTTGTGGAAATGGCAACAATTATTTATGGAATTAGAGAGAGATTAGGCAAGGAAGAGACAGAAGAATTTGTAAAAAACGCTTTTTTTCTCAGTGAACAAGGCTTGGAAGCAATAAGAGAAGCAAATACAATTGTCGAATTGTTCGGTGAACTTAAGAAGCGCAAGGGAGGCATTAAATGAAACTGCATGGAACAAAGATGACAGTAAATGCTGTCACAGATGATTACAAAGATGTAAACATCTACATTTCGAATAGAACAAGCAGTGAATACACTGTTGAAGTTGATGGGAAGAATTACAACATTCCATGTCACTATTTGAGATTTGCACTGGCTTTCCTGGACTCTTGCTCTGCTGGAGAACAGCCGATCTGGAAAGCACCAGTGCAGAGTTCGAGCGTTAGCGTTGCCAGCCAGGTAAATGCAGATGTGGAAGAACCGGAAGAAAGCGAAGGTTTGGATGCATGAGAATCAATAAAGTTATCATCAATAATTTCAGAAATATTCAGCATTCTGAATATGATCTGGAAAGAATCAATTTATTTACAGGTCCTAATCAGACTGGCAAGACAAATACGATTCTTGCTATCTACTGGGCTATGACAGACTTCCTGATGGATGGTTCAACAGACTATCCATCTTTCAAGCCATTGTCAGACACAAAGGCAGAAGTAAGCGTTGAATTACAGTTTGATTCATTCACGTTGAAGAAGACATACGCTGAAAAGTGGACCAAGACACGTGGATCAGAAGAAATGACCATGACCGGTCATACAACAACATACTGGATTGATGGTGTTAAGCTCAAGATTTCCGAGGCCAAGAAAGAAATCTATTCTCGTCTGGGAATCTCTGGATTTGATTTCGGAAACTTTGACTTGCTGAGAGGAATTACTGATCCTTACTATTTTGCAGAAACTACAGACTGGAAGACATTGAGAAACTTTGTCATTGAATTGTGTGGTGATGTTTCAAATGACGAAATCTTCAGCTCAAATCCTTTACTGGAGCAAATCAGAGACAGACTTGAAACAGATGGATTCGACACTGCTCGAACTACCAAGTTCTTCAAAAGCGAACTAAAAAGAGTCAATGAGGGCATCAAGGAAGATGAAGGCAAGGAAAAAGGCTTGAAAGAAATGGCTTGTCCTTCCAAATCTGATATTGATCATGCTGCAGAAGAAATCGAAAGTTTAAAGAAAGAACTTGAAACACTGAAATCCAATGATTCCTATGGAAAAGTCAGCGATGAAATGAAACTGAAGATCAGAGAAAAAGAAGCCGATCTAAAAACGCTGATTGCTTCTGAAAGAGAAAAAATTGAAAAGCATAATGCAGCAGTCAACGATGAAATCAAAAAGAAACAGGAAGCATTATTTGCATATACACAAGAAATCAATGATTTCAAAATAAGAGAGCTGTCTCCAATCGATTCAAAGAAAGCTGATATTCAAATCCAAATCCTGGAAAAACAGAGAGAAATTGAAAGAGCAGAAGGTGAAAGAAAGATTGCACTAGCTCAGTATCACCAACTAGCAGACAATTGGGAACCACCAGTCGGGAAGAAATGTCCAAACTGTGGATTCCAGCTCGACCAGGAATACATCGATGCAGCCATTGCAAAACATGATGAAGATATTAAAGAAATCATCAGAAAAGGAAAAGATCTTAACGTTCAGATTGAAGAAAAGACTATCGCTATTGAAGAACTGAAACAGGAGAAGCACAGCTTAGATATCAAGTATGCTGAGATGTCAGACAGATTCGCAGCAATGAAGAAAAAAGTTTCTCCAATGGAATCTGAAATCAGCAGCATTAAGAAAAAGCTTAGAAGCTACATGGAATCAGAAGAGGCTTGCAGAAGAAGAGAAGAAGTTGAAAGACTGAAATCACAGTTAAGAGATCTTGCTCTCAATTTTGAAGGTGGTTATTCAGAAATATCAGACAGAACTGCACGAATCAATGAACAGATTGAATTCAATCAGCAAGTCCTTAATCAGAAGATTGCATTTGACTTGTCACAAGAAAAAATTGCGAAGATTGAAGAAAATATTGCGTTTTCTAGAAAAAAAGCAGCAGAAATCGAACAGAAAATCATGCTTGTTGAACTGTTCGTTCAGACAAAGCTCAAATCATTTGAGCAGCACATATCTTCAGTCTTTGGAACAAAGATGAAGTTTACATTGATCCAGGAAAACATCAAGGAAGGATCTTATCAGGAAGTCTGCACTCCTTCAGTTCTTAACAAGGACACACCGTTTGAGAATGGCTCCGGTTCTGAAAAAATCATTGCCGGCATCTATTTCTCAGAATGTGTCAAAAAGAAGCTTGGTCTTCCTGACTTGCCATTCATCTTTGATGAGTGCGACAAGCTTGATGGAGCACACCTGGCAACGATTGATACAAACGCACAGATGATTTCAACAATCGTCAACGATACTAACTACTCAGATATTACTCTTGTCACAAGAGACTAGGAAAGGAAAATATGACAGAAATTACAAAAAGCGGTTCAGCTCCAGCAAAGATTGATGGAAAGCTCGCTCTAACAAAAGCTGAACAGTTTTACATGGATGAAGTGAACAAGGCATTAAGTTCACACAACTCCAAGCTCGACCAGGAACAGCGTACATGCGTTGTTTCTGTACTGAGCAAGATGCAGGAAGCGTGTCTTGAAAAAGGAGTACAGATGAATCAGATGAATCAGACAGGTCTGATGAGTATCCTCCAGCAAGCTGCAATGTTAAGGCTGAATGCAGCTGCAAATCCAAGAGAATGCTATATTATCATCAGAAAAAAGCAAGACGCTAATGGTGATTGGAAAAGCGTTTTCGAGTTCGGAATCGAAGGTGATGGCAATGACAAGCTCGTCAGAAAGTATGGTGTAAACGTCAAAAACGTTCATCCTTACTGGAAAGTTCGCGAAGGAGACGATTTCACTTATGCTTCCTTCAAAGGACTGGAAATGGAGCCACCTACATGGACACCGAAAGGCTGCACTGGAAAGATTGTCAGAATTGTTTATCCGGTCGAATATGAAGATGATGAAGGCAACAAGGAAGTACAGTTTCACATCTGTGAAAGAGAAGAAGTTGCTGTCAATCTGAAAGCTCACATCTTGAACAATATCAAGAAGAAGCCTGAAAAAGACATGCCTTTTTCCAAAAAGGAAGAAATCAAGCAGAAGCTGTTTAATATGAGCCTTGATGACATCTTCAATGACAGTGAATTGCGACAGATTATGTCACCAGCGTGGAGAGATCCACACAGCAGAGAATCAATGATTGTAAGAAAGATGAGAAACAACTGCTTGAAGCCTATTCCAAAGGATTTCGGAAACGCATTTGCTGAAAAGGTTTATGACGAAGCAATCAACGAAGACGAAAAGCCAAGTGACGTTAAAATGGATCCTGAAGACATTGTTGAAGTAGAAGTTAATGAGAAAACCAATACGGAAGTGATTGATTCGCTTCCAGGCGAAGATTACGAAGAAGAACCAGCGGAACAGGATGAACCGGTAAAACAGGCTTCTGATCCGTTCTAGGAGGTTCCTGGATGAATTTCATTAATCTCGCATCCAGCTCATCCGGTAATTGTTACTGGGTAGAGCTGGAGAGGTCATCCAGGCCACCGGTTAAGATCATGATTGAGCTGGGGCTTCCGATGAAAGACATTCAAAGGAGATGCATACAATCCGGTTTGAATTTGCTTTCTCTTGACTGTTGCCTGGTTACTCACAATCACTCAGATCATGCCAAATCCGCAAAAGAAATGTTTAAAAAGGGGTTTAGAGTTTATGGAAATGAGTTCGTTGCATCATCTATCAGACAGGTGATGCACCCTGGAGAACTCAAATGCATAGCTGCTGAAACCTATGTTGTTCCTATATCAGTAGAGCATGACGCACCTGATCCACTCGGCTTTGTAATATTTACAGACCGAGAAAAGATCTTATTTATAGCTGACTGCAAATACTGGAAAGCTGACCTGACAAATCAAAGATTTGATTACATCATTATCGAAGCCAATTATGAGGCAAGACTGCTACATTTTGCCAAGGAAGAGGCAGAAAAAAATGATGATCTAGGTCTGAAATCATCGCTTGAGAGAGTGTTCAATGCTCACATGAGTATCGAACACTGCATCAAGGCACTTAAAAAACTGAATTTATCAAAATGCAAAGCCATTTTCTTAATACACTTGTCCGACAGAAATGCTCGAGAAAATGTTTTCAAAAACGAAGTGACTCGACAAGTCGGAAAAAAGTGCTTTGTTGCCAAGAAAAACGGAGGCTTTATTTAAATGATGAATTCTTGTAATTTTGTCGGGAGACTTACAAAAGATCCCGAACTGAAAAAAACACAAAATGGAATTTCTGTCTGCACTTTCACAATAGCAGTTCAGAGAGATATCAAAGACAGAAACGGAAACTATCAGGCAGACTTCATTAACTGCAGAGCCTGGAGGCAGCAAGCTGACTTTCTATGTCAGTATGGCCGAAAAGGTTCAGTGCTTGGAGTCAGTGGAAGAAACACAACAGAAAGTTACACTGACAGAAATGGAGTCAATCGTTACGCAAATTACATTAATGTTGCAAGTTTGGACAAGCTGGATAAATCAGAACACCAGCAACAGTCAGAACAGCAGCAGTATCAATATCAAACGCAATCACAGCAGACAAGCTACAGTCAGCCGGTAGAAGGAAGACTATCAACCGATGATGAGTTCGAAAGACGCTATGGCGGTCAGACCAGTCAGCAGTCTGTCAGTAACGGTCAAATGGTGGACATAAGCGACGATGAACTACCTTTCTGAACAGAATGAAATTCCAAAAATACTTAACTTTCCCAAGCCACTGCAATATGCGGATGGCTGGATCATAAAAAACCTAAAAGAAAACGGCAACAGTTTAATCCCTGATTCACTTGTCGAACTGATAACGAAAGATACTCTCGAACGCTTGTTGACCGAAATTGTCGGCCACCCGGTCGAGACTGTCGAAACCAAACGAGACTTGATAGCCTGGCTTAAGTGATATAAAATGCCTAATAGAATTCTCAAAGAGAGTTTGACAAGAAGTGAATCGATCAATGAACTGAGCTGGTTTGCCGAAGTACTGTTTTACAGGCTCATTGTTGTTGCCGACGATTTTGGGAGATTTGACGGTCGTGCAGCAGTTATCAAGGGAACATGTTTCCCACTTAGAAATATCCGAACATCACAGATTGAAAAAGGCCTTAACGAGCTAGCCTCTGTATCAATGATTTTCACCTATACGGTTAAAGCAAAATCCTTCCTACAGATTGCGAACTGGTCTAAGTTTCAATCAACACGGGCAATGAAATCTAAGTGGCCATCCCCGGAAGATAACGAATCGCAATTAGAATTGCAAAACACAAAAGCTGCACAATCTGACCAGATTTTGAATTCTGCAAACACTTGCAAGCAATTGCATGCAGATGAATGCAGATGCTCCCGAGAAACGAGAAACGAGAAACGAGAATCGTTTGTTGTTGTTAAAACACAAAGCGCGTGCGCGCGAGACGAACTTTTTGAATGCTTGGCCAAGCACAAACAACGTGCAGTGGAAGTGTACAGTTCGCTTTATGCACCTGAAAAAGTTGATGATGCATACACTAAACTCCAGTCTGTGGTCATGTCACTACCCGAAGATTGTGATGTGAACAGACAGAATTTAGAAGACGCTTGCGCATATGCTGAAGAGTTTTTCGTTGAGGGAAATACCGAAAAAATCCGCAATCCATTGGGCTATTTACACAAAGTGCTTGTTAACGGCAGCACAAAGGAAGATCTTTGAAATGGGAATTGTTTTGATGTTAACCATCATTTTCGTATTGCTTAAATGCACAGGTTTTGTTTTATGGCCATGGTGGATTGTATTTGCACCAGTCCTGGTGCCTTTGACGATCGCAGTGGTTCTGTGGCTTACTGCTATTACTGTGACCATTGTGAGTTATGTGTCAGTGAAGAAGAAAAAGTGATGGGAAGCGTCATTTTTGGAATGTTTATGGTCTTCATATACGCTTTTTCAGGTTCTATTTCGTTCATTATGGGACTGCTGGCAGCAGCGTTAGGGAGTTTTCTAGCGATAGTGATATTATTTACGTATGAAATTTTAACGAAGGGAAAAGATGATGGAAAAAAGCGTTAGCATAGTTGACTATGAACTTAAAGTTTACTTTGACTACTTAGAGTCACTGACTGCTTTGGAAGAAAGAATTACGGATTTGGAGGGGAAAATTGCAAATCAGACATACGGTTTGAGTTCTCCAAGAATCAAATCTACAGACGAAGCAAAGTATCAGACAAGTCCTAAAGTGCATCTGTCTGATCTGCCACTCGAACTCATGGACAGAATTGAAAAGATGCAGCTGACTTTAGGGATTCTGAAGCATGACAGACGCATTAAACAGGATTACTGCGCAAACATGGCCAGGAAGCTATGCAAGCTGGACGATGACGAAAAAGAAATCATTGCGCTGCATTACCATGACCGTTATACAATGCGTTCAATTGCACAGATTTTATGCATGAGCAAAACAGCCGTTTTCAACAAAATCAACGATGTTTTGCTTAAAATTGAAAAAATGGACACGTCCATTGACAAATCGTGATATTCTATTGGCGGAACAAGACCAATGGATTTAAATATCGCGCATTGGCCTTTTATTTTTCCACCAGGAGGCAAGCAGATGGGATTGAAGCAGTTGAAACATATAAACGTTTTGATTGATGATTTAAAACCAGCAGTTTACAATCCACGTGTTGAGCTGAAGCCTGGTGATGAAGAATACGAAAAAATAAAGCGCTCGATTGAAAAGTTTGGATATTCAGATCCAATCGTAGTCAATCGTGATCTGACGGTCATTGGTGGCCATCAGCGATTGAAGGTAATGAAAGACCTGGGCTACACGGAAATTGAAGTTTCACAGGTTGATTTATCCAAGAGTGAAGAAAAAGCGCTGAATATCGCACTGAACAAGCTTACGGGCAAGTGGGATGATGAAAAGCTTTTAGATCTGTTCGAAGATCTGAAAGGTGATGAATTTGATTTAGATCTGACTGGATTTGATGATGATGAAATTGATGATCTGATAGATGATGCAGTAGATGATTTTGACGATGATCAGAAAGAAAACGCACGGATGAATACTGCCAGACAGTACAATCTGCATCTGCTGGATCCATACAGTTTGGATGGCTTTTATCAGATGCCAATCATCAGCAATGACAATTATGTTCCTGACCATATGATTGGTTTCAACTATGCAAAAACATCAGCAGACACGGACGCAACAATCCACTTCTTTGTTGATGATTATCAGTTCGAAAGACTGTGGAACGCACCTGAGCAGTACAACGATGTTCTGAAGAAATTCGAGGCAGTTCTGAGCCCTGATTTCTCGCTGTACATGAATATGCCGTTAGCTATGAAGGTTTGGAGCATTTACAGATCAAGATTTTTAGGAAATTACTGGCAGCGCCAGGGAATTCGTGTAATACCTACAGTCAGCTGGGCGGAACCTGATACTTTTCAGTTCTGCTTTGATGGAATTCCAGAGGGTTCCATAGTTGCTGTGAGCACAATTGGCGTTAAACGTGAAGATGAAGCGTTTAAAGTTTGGAAGGATGGAATGGATGAGATGATCAGACGTATTAAACCATCAACGATTATTGTTTATGGCGGAAAGCTTGATTATGATTATCCAGAGGAAACTGACGTTATTTATTTTGAAAATTCCGTCACGGAGAGGATGAAGAATCTATGAAACGAGAAGATTTCATTGAGCAGCTTGAAGAAATCGGTGCTTATGAGTTAAGTGGCCGTGGAAAGAAATTTTTGATTTCAGAAGAAAAGACTGTTGACCGTCAAGACGGTTCCGGCCATGTTTATCCGACATGGGAAGAACTGTTTGCTGAAGAAATCGGAAATGGAAAGACAATTGGTGATCTGGTTGATTCTCTGAAGGCAGTCAACAGAAATTATCATTATCATCTTCCGGTCTCACGTTATGATGAGAACGGAGATAAAATCATTGATTAATTAAATAATTTTAGAAAGTAACTGTAATGGTTACTTTTTTTTGTTTTTTTAAGGAGAAATTATATGAAGTATATTTTAAATAGTCAGCTGTTCGGTGGAAGAGGTGCTTCTTACACTCCAGGAACAGACGAAAGCGGAGACCAGGAAAGCGGCGGCACTGACAGAGACTTTGCAGCAAGAATGAATGTTCTCATGAAGCGTGGGAAAATGTCACAAGATATCGTTTTAGATAATTTCAGAAAAATGTTTACCGAAGACAGCAGCAGAGGCAGAAAAGAACATTTAATTGCAGTTGATGAAAATGGCTTTACATATGCATTGAATCACGGTCAGAAAGGTTCAGTTGGATATAGCCGTTCAGAAGTTGCCGGAAAATTTGTTATTCACAACCATCCGAATGACAGTGTGTTTTCTAGACAGGATCTAAGAGGTCTGAAAGAAGACAAGATCACAGGCATTGTTGCATCTGGCAGAAGTGGCGATTATATTTTCAGAATCGGAAAGAAATTTGATTATGCTGGGTTTAACAAGGCTTTATCCAGGTCTCCAGTAACAAACAAAGTGATCGTGAAGAAAGATGAATTTCCATCTGAATCACTTGCGAGAACAAATCGTGAAAGTCATTCCTGGCTGAAAAGAAATGCCAAGAAATACGGCTACACTTATGAGTTCAGAAAGAAGACGGTGTGATAGATCATGGGCGGACGTGGAGCAAGCTTTGGAGAATATTATTTACATGGTAAGCAAATGAAATATGGTGATGAATATAAAACATTGCTTAAAAAAAGTAATGTTAAATTCGTTGTAAGAAAAGATGGAAAAAATGCTACTGCACCACGCGAAACAATGACTAGAGGCAGAGTATATGTGACGGTTGACAATGACGAGAAAACACTGTTACATATTACTTATTTTGATAATGATTTAAAAAGGAAAAAGCAAATAGATTTAACACATTATCATAAAGGAACAAAGCCACACACTCATGTTGGTTATGATCATGATGAAGGTGGTACAAAACATCTTTCAACGGAAGAAAAAGCGATGGTTGATTTTGTGCGGAAAATATGGCAAGATAAAAATGACAAGTAGAGGTAGTTCGGTCTACGCAGTGATGTATGGGTGAAAACCCACTGCAGAGAATCCCGTTCGAGTCGGGGCGCTTGTTTATTAGCAATCTCAATGAGGTTGCTTTTTTTATGTTTATACTTATTATTTATTATTTTTGTTTTTTAAAGAATTTATAGATTTAGTTTCTTTAGAAAAATCAAAAGTTCCAGGAGGAATAGATAATCATGATCGTTATTAAGCATTAAGAAGTTTAACAGTGTAAGGAGGAATGATGGCTACAAAAAAGAAAGCAAATACAGTTGATAAAGTTGTTGAAGCTGACAAAGAAGACATTCCTCAAAGCAGTGAAAAGGCAAAAAAAAGGAAAGCACGGAAGACTGATGAAAATTTAATTCCAACCAGCAAGAGAAGCAAGGAAGAAGCTAGAGAGCTAGGCAGAAAGGGCGGTAAGAAATCCGGTGAGACTCGCAGAGCTAGAAAAGTGGTCAAAGAAGCACTGAAAAAAGCTCCAACAGATGTCATGGATTGGCTTTATTCTCTTCAGCCGGACAGTAAAACGAGAGAAGTACTTTCTGAAAAGCTTGGAATTCCAATTGATGAAATTGATTCGGTTGAGAAAGTCTCGGCCGTGTCAATGTATTCCCAGGTGCGAAAGGGAAACGTAAAAGCGTTTGAAGCACTTGAAAGGAAAAAAAGTTCCAGTGATGACAGCAATCTCAGAAAGCAAGAACTGAAGCTCAAAGAAAAAGAGCTGCAAATCAAAGATGAACGCCACAAGGCAGAAATGGCCGAGCTTGAGGCAAAAGCAAAAGATTCCGAAGACAACTATCACGGAATTCCAGTGCTTGCCATCGGGCCGAAATATGCAGAGCTGGTATTTGATATCGAAAACAGAAGACATTCAGAGTACGTCCTCCCAGGTGGAAGAGGTTCTTTGAAGTCTTCTTTTATTTCTATTGCAATTGTTGACCAGCTGCAGAAGCACTCAAATCTGAATGCACTGATTCTTAGAAATGTTGCAAATACATTGGGTGATTCTGTCTATGCTCAGATTGAATGGGCTATAGACAAGCTTGATTTGAATGATAAATGGGTGGCCAAGAAATCACCTTTGAAGTTTGTTAACAAAAAGACGGGGCAGCAGATTCTTTTTCGTGGCGCCGATGAACCAGCAAAGCTCAAGTCACTGAAAACAAAAATCGGATACATTGGCTTGCTGTGGCTCGAAGAGTTGGATCAGTTCGCTGGACCCGAAGCAGTTCGTAACATTGAACAGTCAGCGATTCGTGGCGGTGATGATGCAATTATCTTTAAGAGTTTCAACCCTCCACGTTCGGCCATTAACTGGGCCAACAAATACATTCTTGTTCCGAAAGAAAGCAGAATGGTCTTTAAATCAGACTATAGATCAGTTCCAAAGGAATGGCTCGGTAAGACATGGATTGAAGAAGCGGAATTTCTTAAGAAGGTCAATCCGCAAGCTTATGATAACGAATATTTAGGAATTGCCAACGGTGACGGCGGAAATGTATTCACAAATGTTGAAACACGTGAAATCACGAATGATGAGATTGCAGAGTTCGACAGAATCCTTCAAGGTGTTGACTGGGGATGGGATCCTGATCCATTCCATTATTCACGAATGCACTATGATTCAGCACGCATGATTTTATATATTTTCGGAGAAATACGCTGCAATCGAAAAGGCAACGAAGAAACAGCACAGATGATTAAAGACACTTTCAACCGGACTTGGAAAACAAGCGATGGAAGAGAAGTTGAAGAAAGTGTTTTTGATTCAAACATTATTTGTGACTCCGCAGAAAACAAATCAGTTGCTGACTATAAAGCGTTTGGTTTGCCAGCAAGAGCAGCAGTCAAAGGACCAGGAAGCGTTCCTTACTCGATGAAATGGCTTCAGCGTTTAAAGAAGATAGTTATAGATCCATTACGTTGTCCAGCAACAGCAAAGGAATTCGCTGAATATGAATACGAACGTGACAAGGACGGAAATATTATCAGTGGTTATCCGGACATGAACAACCATGCCATTGACTCAGTTCGTTATGCAACGCAACCGGTTTGGAAGCGGAAAGGACAGTGATCATGTTTACAAAGTTAATTAGTTACTTGAAAGGAGTTTTTAACAAAATGTTCTCAAGAAATCAAATTACAAGAATAACAGGCGAAGAAATTACTCTTTCAAGCGAAATGATAAGTGCCTATGAACTGTGGGATAAAATGCTTTTGGGAAAAGCTCCATGGACAGAAGGAAACGACACTGAAGGAGTTGTTTCCTTAAGGCTTGAAGAAAGCATCTGCAAGGAGTTTGCAAACACAGCACTTTCTGAAATCGAAAGTTCGCTGGAAATTCCAGAGTTGAATAAAATCTATCAGAAAACAATCTCGGATTTGAACACAGCGTTACAGACAGCGCTCGGTCTTGGAGAAATGGCAATCAAACCGCTTGGAAACACCGGGATGTTTGAAACAATTCCAGCGGACAGAATTGTTCCATTAGAGTTTGGAGCAGATGGAAGATTGAGAAGGTGTGCGTTTATCCAATTGAAGCCAATTGGAGATAGAGATATCTATTACCGTTTAGAACTGCATGAACTCACAAACGAGGGATTAAGAATTGCTAACAAGGCATTTAAAGGAACAGACTCAAATATTGGCCACGAAATCCCATTAAACAGTGTTGAAGAGTGGGCTACATTGATTCCTGATGTTGTCTACCGTGGAATGGATCGTATGGATTTTGGTTTTTACAAGAATCCTTTAGCAAACGAAATTGATAAATCATACAACGGTGTTTCAATCTTCAGTGGTGCCGTTGGAATGATTAAAAGAGCCGACACTCAAGGTGGACGTCTTGATTGGGAATATAACAGTGGAGAACGTTCGATTTTCGGCGATTATAATGCTTTTAACATTAAGGACAGTGCAAACGGCAAACGACAGTTTAAGCTGCCTAAAGGAAAGGATCGTTTATACGTTCCAGTTGACATCGATGCAAGTGGAAATGGTTCCGACTTTTGGAGCGAATTCAGTCCGCAGTTAAGAGATTCTAATTACAATGAAGGTTTAGAAGGGTATAAGAGAGAAGTCGAAAGAATTGTTGGCCTTGCTTATGGCGATTTATCAAAAACGGATGTTGTTGTTACTAAGACTGCATCCGAAATCAAAGCAAGTAAGATTAGAAAGTTCAACAGTGTCACAGCAATCCAGGAAGAACTGAGAAAGTGTCTTGAAGACTATGCATATGCGTTAGCTTTCTATCATGGCTATTACACATCACACATAGGTTTCCAATGCATGTTCCACGACTCAATTCTTTCAACAGATGAAGAGAAAAAGGAACAAGATCGTATCGATGTCCAGATGGGAATCATGTCTAAAATTGCTTTTAGAATGAAATGGTACGGTGAAGACAGACACACTGCTGAAGCTGCATTGAGAGAAGTTCAAGAAGAAATCGATGGCCAGGCAGATCATGAAGGAGATATTGAATAATGTTTTCTGAAGAAATGCTGAGGGAAGTTCCGGAAGCATTGGAAAAGATATTCAGAAATCTTCAAGATGATATTCTAGCCGATATCGTGAGGCGGATGCTTGAAATGAGAGCGTTCAATGATTCGTGGGAGATTGGCAGAACAGCCGATTGGCAGTTGTACGTTGCTACTCAAATGCGAACATACAATGTCGATGCTCGCAAGAAAATTCAAAAAGCGCTCCAACTGTCTGATAAAGAGGTAAAACATCTGTTTGAAGACATTATTTCTAAAGGATATGCAACAGACAAGGCTTTATATGATGAGTGTGGAGTTGAGTTTGTTCCGTTAGAACGCAATGAAGAACTGAAACAGTTGATTGATGCTTGCCAGGAACAGGCAAAGGATGATTTGACCAATCTGACAAAAACAATCGGATTTGTTACTGATCGCGATGGAAACAGAGTTGAGACACTTACGCAGTTTTACAAAGACGAATTGAACAGAGCTACAGTTGAGATTGCTTCTGGTGCGTTTGATTATGACTCAACGCTTAAAAGAGTTGTGAATCATATGGCCAACAGTGGAATAAGATCAATTGATTATGAAAGTGGCTATCACAAACGGATTGACACTGCTGCACGAACGGCAGTCATGACGGGTTTGCGACAGATTACATCAAAGATTTCAGATGATAACGCTGAAAAGCTCGGAACTGAATATTTCGAAGTCAGCGCGCATCCAACAGCAAGACCAAGCCATGCATTGTGGCAAGGCAAGATCTATACGAAAGTACAGTTGGTTTCAATATGTGGTTATGGCCAGGTTGACGGTTTGTGCGGTGCGAATTGCTACCACGTGTTTTACCCATTTATACAGGGCATAAGCAAGCGAAAGTATTCGGATGAGGAATTATCCAAGATTTATCAAAAGACGCTTAAAACGAAAGAATGGAAAGGGAAAACATACACTCCATACCAGGCCACACAAAGACAGAGGGCTTTGGAAAGACGGATGAGAGTTCAAGATGAAAAAATCAAGCTTTTGAAGATTGGAGAATCTTCAAAGAATGATATTTATGAGGCAAAGCAGAGAAGAGCTGCAACGTATCAAGAATACAAGAAGTTTTCAAATGCGATGGAGCTTCCTGAACAGATGAACAGAGTTTTCAACTCTGAAATTAAAAAAGAAAAATAGTGCTGCTTTTTTAAAGTGGCGCTTTTTTTTATGACCTGGATATGTCACTAAACCATCTTTTTTCTTTTATTCATACGGCTGACGAGCCTAAAACGTTCCAATTGCGGTGTCGGCCACACCTAAAACAAGCCTAACAGGAGGATGAATTATGAAAAAGGAAGAATTAAAAGCTTTAGGACTAAGCGAAGAACAGATTGCAGAGGTTTTCAAGCAGAACGGAATTGATGTTGAGAATGCGAAAAAGTCAGCAAAAGCCGATATGCAGACAACTATCGACGGACTCAACAATCAGTTAAAGACTGCTGAAGACGGTCTCAAGAAGTTTGATGGAATTGATCCTGAAAGGTTAAGTGGAGAAATTCAATCATTGAATGCTCAGCTGGCAACTCAGAAAGCAGATTTTGAAAAGCAGATTGCTGACAGAGATTTCAATGATCTGCTCAACACAGCAATTCTAGGCGCCAAGGGAAGGAGTGCTAAAGCCATTGCAGCATTACTTGATGTTGATACTTTGAAAGCTTCAAAGAATCAGAAAGAAGACATTAGTTCAGCGATTGACGCTTTAAAGAAGGACAAAGACTATTTGTTTGATTCTGATGAACCAATCAACAATCCGACAACAAGAACGGACGATGGAAGAGGTTCTTCTCCAGCGTCAAACGTCAAGATTAACGCTGCACGTGCAGTGATGGGGCTTCCACCACTGAAAGAAAACTGAGAAAGGAAAAATGAATTAGATGGCAAACAACATTGAATTATTTAAAACCTATATTCCTCTAGTTGATGAGGTTTATAAGTACGGATCCAAAACAGCTATGCTAGACACAAATCAAGAGATGGTTAAAATGGCTGCAAATGGTAAGGATTTCTTGATTCCAAAGATTTCCACAAGTGGATTAGGTGACTATGGAAGAAATGGGAAAGGCTATCCATTAGGTTCAGTAACATTTGATTTCGAAACAAAGGCACCAAATTTTGACAGAGCTACAAAGTTTGGAGTTGAAGAACAAGACAATACAGAAACTGTTGGTCTTGCGTTTGGGCAGTTAGCTGGTACTTTCATGAGAGAACATGTTGTTCCTGAAATTGATGCTTTCAGATTCGCAAAGTATACAGAAAATGCTGGTTTCAAGGTAGAAAAGGAATTGACTACTGGTGAAGCAGTATTAGAAGCGATTCGTGACATTAAGGTTAAGATGGATGATAACGAAGTTCCTGAAGAAGGAAGAATTTTGCGAATTACTTCCACACTGTTAGAAATGGTCAAGGGCTTAGACACATACAAGAGTACTGAAGTGATGTCCAGCTTTGCAAGCGTGGAAACAGTTCCTCAAGCACGATTCTATTCAGCAATTAAACAGTATGACGGCTTTGCTGATGCAAAGTTTGGCTTTGAAAAGGCTGAAGGTGCTAAAAATATTGGATTTGCAATCATCCATCCTTCAGCACTTATCCAGGCAGAAAAGTCTGTTATTGCAAAGGTAATTGATCCACAGACTAACCAGACAGATGACAAGTGGATGTTCTTCTATCACAATTATGGCATCTGTGACTTTTTAGACAACAAGAAGAACGGTATTGGTGTTTATCTTACAGGAGCAGCGGTAGCAGCATGAGAGTAGTTGGTTATATTCCTAAGCCTAGAAATAGAGGCAACAAGCCTGATTCAGAAAATAAAAAGAAGCCTGAAAAGGCTGCTTCTGAAAGTGCAGAAAAGGCTGAAGAGCCTAGGGCAGAAGAAGCTAAAGAGGATTCAGAAGCTTAATAAAAGCTTTTGATATCAGAGTTCAGAAAGAGAGGTGCAGTAATCATGATCTATGCAGATTATGAGTTTTATCAAAATAGTTACTTGCTCGGATCAGATGCGTTGATTCCTGAAAAACAGTTCAACTTTTTCTCAAACATGGCCAGTGCAGATGTGCGTAATGTGATTCGTATGGATATGATGGACACATCAGAACCAACAGACGAAATGAAGATGGCTACATGCGAGATTGCTGAACTGCTTTATTCTTTGGACACGATGCACTCGGAGTCAGATTCAAGAGATGTAATTTCATCTCAGATAGCAAGCGAAAAAGTCGGAGAGTACTCCGTAACTTATACAGGTAATTCAGAAGCAGACAGAGCCAAAAGAAAAAGTGATGGCATCCGAGAAATCACTAGAAAGTGGTTAGGTCCTGCTGGTCTGCTTTTCAGAGGTGTCTGCTGATGTACACAAACACATACTGCACTCTCTATCTGAAATCTTTGAACTATGAAAAAGTTGAGATCAATAAAGCTTTTATCACTAAAAGAACACCATTCACGCTTTCAAAGCTAGGACTTAGCTATACAGAGAGTGCAATGTGCATGTTTGAAGGGCAAACAAGCTTAGTATTTACACCAGGCAAGGACTTTATGGTTGAAGGGAAATGTGATGCCGTTTTAAACGGATTGGCTGGCCAGGAATATACGGATGCATTGAAAAGGCTTATTTCTGAAAAGCACGCTATGACAATCATGGAAGCAACGTATTTAAAATATGGCTCAGCAAGAATGCATCATTGGGAACTGTCATGCAAATAGTTGCAGATTTGAAGTTTGATGATCTTGATAAAGTACTAAGCAAGCGAGGGCTTGGAGCAAGCAAAGAAGTTCAGAAAGTAATAGATTCAGAGTGCATAAGGCTGATGGCTCCATACACACCAAATTTAAACGGAGTACTGATTGATTCTGCAACAGCACATACAGTTATTGGCTCTGGAAGAATTGTCCAATCGACACCATATGCACGCTATCAGTATTACGGACTGCTGATGGTAGATCCTATTACTTTGAAAGGTTCTTTTTATGATTCAAAAACAGGAAGACACTGGTCAAGGCCTGGTGTTTCAAAAATTATGGATCCACAAGGAAGAAAACTTGTGCATAACCAAGTCAAGAGCCCAATGGCTGGCCCTTACTGGTTTGATAGAATGGCGAAGGATCATAAAGAGGATATCGGTAAAACCGCTGCATTAGTGGCTGGAGGTGATTTTAAAAAGTGAGTGAAGTCAAAACATTGATTGAAACTGTAAAAGATACAATAAAGCGTTTCGTTGTGAAAGAAGGAGATCATGATGTTCACATCGATTTTATAGATCCTCAGACGGGTGATATTGGACTGTTCCCAATTGGCCCGACACTTGTTAAGAGTGACGTTCTCGGAAACAAAACATACAAAATGATTTTCGAGATGTATTCTCAGCGAGCTGGATTTGAAGATTTTGATAGAATTGAAAACAATCGTTATTTTGCAAATCTTGTTTATAAGCTTAACAATTTAAAGAATGTTAGAGTGTTGGAACCGTTAGAAACCTATATGTTCTTCGGTGCTGACACTTTTTTTAATGATTATTCATATCTGTCAGACGAAGAACACATTCCCGGATGGATTCTGGATATCAATGCCGGAAACGGCTTGAAATATTCAGTTCCGACAGGTGACAGCAATGATGGAATCATTTATCAGATGCAAATCACAGTAACTTATAAACTATTGCTAAGTGAGATTATGTAAAGGAGAACAAATGGTCTTTAAGATGCAAGAAATGGACGAAAAGGCTTTGAAAATCGTAAGAGATTACGTTTTAGAGCATCTGGATAAAACTGATACAGTGAATGAGACTGATACACTTCCGTATATCGTGTGGAAATGCAAAGTGCTTCAGAATTGGAAGTATCTGCTAAGTACAGATCTGCATGACGGAATGTATTATGAACTGACCTTCAATGGAGACAAAGAAGAATGGTACTTAGATGCTTACAAAAAGTTTGAAAACAGATGTATCGAAGATTTTTATAACAGAAAGCTAACTATATAAAAGTCAACAGAAATTGATGAAAAAGTTTGAAAATGAAATTCTTTGAACAAGTTAGTTTCAGAAGGTATCTGTTCTTTG